AGAGATCATGTGGCGTGGAAACGCCACTGGACCCTCAACAGGGTCCCTTGTTTGGAGATGCTCTCCCCAAACGGTCACGGAATCGGCGGCGAAAAGCGTCGTCGACCCGTGGTGAGGGCGGCAGGGGTCAAATTCCCTTGCCGTCTCAAGCCTTTGACCTAAACTTCGGTACTTTTACCATGCCCAAATTGGACTGGTATTACCGATCCCATGATGGACTTTCCATTCATGGTCGTCTTAGGCCACTTTTTCGCTACCCTATCGAGGTCCTGTCTTTAGGCAGGAGGTTTCGATTTGATGGCGAGGAGGTAATTTGTTCAGGGAAAGCGTGCCTACCGTTAGGCCCGCCAACCCGGCTACCTCAGCTCTCGAAGCAGGAGTTCTATGCCCTTTGGGCAGAGGACGTGCTCCGCGGTGTGTCAGCATTTGCTGGCGTGCACGGCGATAAGCACAAGGGCGTGCGTAAGTTCCGTCGGAACTACCGAGTCCTATCCTTCATGAGAGCTTCGTGGGACTCTCTCCTGGCCTCCTACCAATTGGTACGGAGCCGGGAGCTAGCCAAATTCGGGGTTTTCCTGTCGATGCCTAATTCTAGAGCATTACAGGGAATTAACCGATTTAGAGTCCAGCTGGTTCATCAACCGCTCCAGGCGGCAACACGTCTCAAGGCGTGTTACCAGGCTTGCCGGGCTTGGTACTTCGGTAAGGGACCGAAGCCAACCGGAAGACTCCTGGTGTTTGATGAAAGGAAGAATGCCCTACTCGTATCTTACGGGGCTCGGGCTCTTCCTCCAGCTCCTCCTGGTCCTGAAGGACTCGAGGGCTTGGTAGAACGGTTAACGTCCTCCCCTGCCCAAGAGCCTCCAGACTGGAGAGCTTTCTGCCGAGAGTATGTGGTTCGTTGGAAACCTAAAAAGGTTCCTGACTTGTTCACCATGCCCTCGCCCAATGCCGCCCTGGGTTATTCCAGGTGCGATGGGGGGCACGCGACCGGAGTACAACATCTTGTTATGCTCGGTTACGCGCTCTGCAAAATCAGTGCCAACGGCACCGTGTCCCCGGACAAGTTCTATTTCCAAGATTCCATAAATGATGGTTCTTGGTTGGAACATATGTCGGATACGACCCACCCTGACTCCCAATTGTTGAGAGAGGGTGTGGATCGTCTCTTTAACCAGAGGTGGCAAGACTTAGAAAAGTCCCTACCGGAGGTTTCGAGGGCTTTGCAGCACTATTTGCGAAGAGGGGTATTTTACGTGATGGATTCCATCCGTTATCTTCCCATTCTTCCCATAAGTGCTGAAGAGAAGGGCTTGAAGACTCGGTTTCCCACAGCCAGTTTGACTGCGGCGAACCTGATTCAACAAGTCTTGCGGCGGGCCTTGGATCATATTATGATCCAGGACCCCCGGTTCTCTATGGCGTTGGGAGGCCATAAGGACATAGATCTTCGAGGCGAGAGAGGGCCCTGGTATTCCCAGGACGCTACCGCCGCGACAGATCTACATGCCCAATGGCTGACCCAAACAGTCTATGAGGAGGTGGCACGGGAATACCCCGTGCTCCAGCCTTACACCAAGTACTTTTCGAAGTTATTTGGTAGTAAAAGGCTCCTCGTTCCGAATTTTGTTAATTCGAAACTTGGCCCCATTGGCTTGTTTCGCCAGTATCCCCGTGCACCACTTCTGGATGATTCTAAATTAGATGATCCTGATGGTGTACGGAGACTTCCGTTCGGTCACGCATCCCTAATCAAAAATATTTTTGATGATTGGATCGCGGGTCTGAACAGGTTGATGGAGTCCGCGGTTGCGACAACGACGGGACAAATGATGGGAGATCCCACATCGTTCCCTCCGTTGATGCTGCACACTTTGTATGCAGCCACCGTAACCCTAAGGAAGTACCCTTACACACCCTCGGAACGAGGGCGGAGGCGGTACCCCGGGCTCCTCAGATCTGATGTTGTGGTTAAAGGGGTCGGTGACGACGCCCAGAAACCCCGTTGGACGGCCGAACGAGTGGCATTATATAATGCCACCTTCGTTGCTATGGGGGGACGGCTCAGTGAGCCGAAGTGCTTTTGGCACCCTTCCCGCAGCATCCTGGCAGAGATCGTGTATGAACACGGTTACCCTGTCAGGGCCTTCCAGACATCAGTTCTGGTAGCACCTCCCGGTGGCTCAAAAGGCCAGGTCACTTGGTCGGGGCAATCTGCCTCGATTGAAGGTGACCCTGGGCGACCTCAAATGAGGTTCCACAAATTTCTGTGGAAAGTCTCCCCGTATTATTACTCGTGGAGGCTCGCCGACCGGTTAGGTGTGCCGATATCGGCCCCTGTTGCTTATGGGGGAGTGGGAGTTCCCCTCGTACCTAAGCGATCACGGACCGATAATGTGGCTTGGCTCCGTTTCCTGTCCCAACAGAGGGTCGTTGACCTGACTGTTGGCATAGGACTAGCCATTGGCGTTCCGACCCAGACAACTTGGCTGGATAAGAGCAGTCGCCAGTGGCTAGAGGAGTACCTCTCCATGCATGGTGAACTTACCACGTATGGGACGGCACTTCTCACGACCATGCCCTTGACGGATGAGGCAATGCGGCGTAAATCTCTTAAAGAGGTTCACGGGTCCGCATTAGGCCACATCCGGTCAGCGGAGTTTTACTTCCGCTGTCCTCCTTCCGTGGAAACGCTCCGGAACCCGTCAATACGAGTTGCGGTTCGACGTTTCCAACGCCGAGTCCGGAAAGCCAAACCAACCCCTGTTAGGGGTTATGGGTTGACAGCCCAGGACCTGGACGCTAAGACATCATTGTATGTCTTACGTGGAGGTGGCTTTTTCCCAACAGCCCCGTGGGAACCTCAGAAACCCTCGTCCCATTTTGGGATGGAGGATTCACCTGAGGTGAAGAAGCGTTATATAACGCCCTTCCACACGGGTCTAGGGTGAAGCCTGGGAGTCCTAAGTATGACTATAAACTACCACTCTTGTGATCAGAGGTAACTCTGACCATTTTGGTTGGTTGGCAACAGCCGACGCCCAAGG